AAACTCATCATTAGTATTCTTATTTGGTAACCAAAAAGGTGCGGGAACAAACAAGATTACTGCAACCAAAGATAAGAGAAGTGTTAAGTTTGCAATTAGAACAAAAGTTTCTGTTATGAAAAACCACATCAATGGATTGGGTTATGAAGACGGAAAGATTATTGTGACACCACACGGGTTCTTAGCAGGAAAAGAAGCTGCGGAAGAAAAAGTATCTATTGAATCATACAAAAAAGAATACGCTGACTATTGGAAAGATATTCTTGGAGTTACATCTATAGATTTTGATTTAAAAGAAGAAAAAGAGGATTAGTATATTGTTTCACATTATAAATCACAAACGTGATTAGAACATTATTAGTAGACGGAGATAATTTATTTAAGATAGGATTCCACGGAGCAAAAGACGTGTATAACGACGGAGCTCATGTGGGTGGAGTATTTCACTTTGTGAACATACTCCGCAAATTCCTTGAAGAGCACAACCATGATAAAGTTGTTGTGTTTTGGGATGGGGATTCAAACTCATCTATCAGAAAATCCATATACCCACAATATAAAGCGAACAGACGACAAGACATGAATGAGTACAAGTACGAATCGTATTTGTATCAGAAGTCTCGAATCAAACAATATCTTGAAGAGATATTTGTAAGACAGGTCGAAATGAATAACAATGAGGCTGATGACCTCATTGCTTATTATTGTAAGATATCTAAAGACGAAAAGATTATCATTTTTTCTGCAGATAAAGACCTTACACAGCTTATCTCGGCGGATGTGACAATCTATTCACCTATCACAAAACAATACTTTAAAAACGGAGATATGATATCTCTGAACAAAGTAGATATACCTCACTACAATGTATTATTAACAAAGATATTCACTGGAGACAAATCCGATAATATTGATGGAATCCAAGGACTTGGAGAAAAAACATTAGTTAAGTTTTTCCCTCAGGTGCAGGAAAAACCCTGCACTATGGAAGAAATCTTGGATTGTGCACGAAATATCCCGCAAAAGAAACCTATAAAAACATTGGTAAATCTTTTGGAAGGTAAAACAAAATCAACTATATTTGGAGAACAGTTTTACCTTACGAACAAAACTATAGTAGACCTTACTAATCCTTTAATAACAGATGATGGAAAAGAATTGGTGGAACAGATATTGACGGACAGTATAGACCCTACAGATAGGGGGTACAAAAACTTAATGAGAATGATGATGGAAGACGGTCTCTTTAAGTATCTACCCAAGAATGACGAAGCTTGGGTCAACTTCCTAAAACCATTTATGAAATTAACCAGAAAAGAAAAAAGAAAAATAAATAAAAATTAAATTATGAAAGAACAAGAAAGCACCAAAATGGAATTCCTAATGACGTTGAATGACAACATCGTAGTTCAGAGATTCTTTAATGTTAGAGGGTTTAATCCTGAGGCAAAAAATTCGTTGGAATTGTATCACTTTATGAGATACTTGAAAGAAGAACTTCAATATCACTTAAAAATGAAAACAGTTATCTATATGATTGATAACAAAGACGCAATTTTTTCCGACCCAGCAATCATGGACACATCATTCACTGAAGGTAGTGAACAATTCAACCTTTACGTTAGAATTGGAGAACAGACAATCTGTCATAGATATTTTGATGGAAAATTATTCCCACCAAAAGTTCGATATACTGTTGACGTACGACCATTTTTGAAAGAGGTTTTACGTGAATTGACTGACATTTTTTCAACTCCAAAATTAAGTTTTGAATATTTGGGCGTTGACCTAAACAAGTAAGTATTTAATAAAACAGGGGTTTACAAAAACGATATATGAACAAGAATTTTGACTACTTAGGGAACACATTCCAGATACAACTATTAAATCAACTTATTGTAGATAAAGAATTTTCAACATCAATTATGGATGTTATTGAAAGCGCTTACTTTGACAATAAGTACTTTAAAATCATCTTGCAGATGACAAAGGAGTATCATGGGAAATATCAGTCTACCCCTAACTTTGATACTCTTGAGCAAATCGTTAAATCCGAAATCTCACAAGAATTGGTTGCTAAAATCGTTCTTGATACCATCAAACAAATCAAAGACGCTCCATTTGAGGGTACCCAATTTGTTCAAGAAAAAGCATTGAAGTTTTGTAAACAACAAGAACTTCAAAAGGCTATGGATAAATCACAAAAGATTATTACTGAAGGTGATTTTGAATCTTATGATAAAGTTGAGGGTCTTATTCGTTTGGCGTTACAAGTTGGAGAAAGAGATTTGGGTACAACCGATATCTTCTCTAACCTTGAAACAGTATTAGACGAGGATTTTAGACACCCTATTCCAATCGGAATACCAGGAATTGACAGATTACTTAAGGGTGGTCTTGCAAAGGGTGAGATAGGTGTTATATTGGCTCCTACGGGGGTTGGTAAAACTACCATCCTTACTAAAATTGCTAACACAGCCTTTAATCTTGGATATAACGTTCTTCAAATATTTTTTGAGGACAACCCAAAGATTGTACAACGTAAACATTTCACCTTATGGACTGGTATTGAACCTGATAATTTGGTTCTACACAAAGAAACCGTAATGAGTAAAATAACAGAGATTAAAGAGACAATGAAGAACGAGTTAATTTTAAAGAAACTCCCTTCAGACTCTATGACTATGAATCAAATCAAAAATCAAATCAGAAAAATGATTGCGGACGGAACAAAAATTGATTTAGTTCTTTTAGACTATATTGATTGTGTGGTTCCTGAGAGTTCAAGTAAAGATGAGTGGAAAGCCGAAGGTTCGGTTATGAGAGGATTTGAAGCGATGTGTCATGAGTTATCATTGGTAGGTTGGACTGCAACACAAGGTAACAGGTCATCAATCTCTTCTGAGGTTGTAACTACTGACCAAATGGGTGGGTCAATTAAAAAAGCCCAAGTTGGACACGTTATCATTTCCGTGGCTAAAACTTTACAACAAAAAGAAATGAATTTAGCAACCATTGCTATTACTAAGTCACGTATCGGTAAAGATGGGGTTGTATTTGAAAACTGTAAGTTCAACAATGAATTACTTGAAATTGATACTGAAAGTTCGGTAACATTCTTAGGATTTGAAGAACAACAGGAAGAAAGAAAACGTGACCGTGTTAAAGAACTTTTGGAAAAAAGAAAACAAAGAGAACAACAATCGTAAACAAAATAGAAAAATAATTATGGAAAAAATTTTAAAAGAAAACCCTGATAGGTTTGTTATCTTCCCAATAGAACATAACGACATATGGGAATATTACAAACAACATCAAGCAGCGTTTTGGACTGCAGAAGAAATTGATTTAACAAATGATATTCGTGACTGGGAAAACTTATCAGATAATGAAAAGTATTTCGTTAAGAATGTATTATCATTTTTTGCGGCTTCCGATGGTATTGTAAACGAGAATTTGGCAGAAAACTTCTTAAAAGAAGTACAATATCCCGAAGCTAAATTCTTCTATGGGTTTCAACTTATGATGGAAAATATACATTCATTAATGTATTCACTTCTAATTGATACTTATGTTTCAAATCCTGAAGAAAAAGATGAATGTTTCCATGCAATTGATAGATTACCTGCAGTACAAAAGAAGGCGGCATGGGCTCTTGATTGGATTAAGAACGCATCTTTCCAAGAAAGATTAGTGGCGTTTGCCGCAGTTGAAGGTATCTTCTTCTCAGGTTCATTCTGTTCAATCTTTTGGTTGAAATCAAGAGGAATCATGCAAGGGTTGTGTAACGCAAATTCATTAATATTTAAAGATGAGAACTTACATTGTGATTTTGCAATTCACTTGTTGAATAATCACATAGAGGACAAACCAAGTGAAAAAAGAATTAGAGAAATCTTATTATCTGCATTGGAGATTGAGAAAGAATTTATCACAGAATCATTACCAGTTTCACTTATTGGTATGAATTCAAACTTAATGAAACAATATCTTGAGTTTGTTGTTGATGGATTATTAATTAAGCTTGGTTGTAAAAAAGAATTTAATGTTGAACAACCATTTAAATTCATGGAACAAATCGCGGTTGAAACTAAAGGTAACTTCTTTGAATCAAGAACCGTTGAATACCAAAAAGCTAAATTAAACGAAACAATCACATTTGATGAAGATTTCTAAAATATAAAAACTATGATGTCATTAAAAATTAAAAAAAGAAGTGGGGAGGATGCGTCCTTTAATCCACAAAAAATTTATAATAGAATTAAAAGAGCTGCGAAAGGATTAAATGTTAATTCAGACGAGATTTTTATTAAAGTTATAACTTCGGTACCAACCGAGGGATTGATTACAACGAAAGAGTTAGATAAACTTGTATATGAAATCGCTGCGGCATACACTGGTAGTCATCACGACTATTCAAGATTAGCATCGTCAGTTGCAATTTCAGCTTACCATAAAGAAACCAAAGATAGTTTTTCTGAAACTATTATGGAGTTATATGAGACAGGTGTTGTTAATGAAAAGTTAATTGATATTATGAATAACTACGGTCATGAAAATATTGACGCGGTTATCAATCACGAAAATGATTATAACTTTGATTACTTTGCTTGGCGTTCATTACAAGAAATGTATTTGTTAAAAACACCTCAAGGTAAAGTAGTTGAAAGACCACAACACATGTATATGAGAGTTGCTCTATGGGTTACAAATACATTTGAAGAGGCGGTAGATTATTATAAATCACTATCTAATCAACTTATTTCACCTGCAACACCAATCATGATTAATGCTGGTACTAAAGTACCACAGTTAGCTTCATGTGTATTACATTACAACAATTCAGATTCACGTAATGGTTTACTACAGACTTTAAATGATATTTCAACATACTCTTCAGATGCCGCGGGTATTGGATTATCAATGTCTAACATTAGAAGTAAAGAAAGTAGAATTAACTCATCAGGTGGATTCGCTGGTGGTTTATTGAAGTACTTAAAGATTGTTAACGAATCATTAAGGTTCTTTAACCAACAAGGTAGAAGACCTGGTAGTGCGGCAATTTATCTTGAACCATGGCACAAAGATATCATGGACTTACTTGAAATTAAAAAGAACACAGGAGCTGAAGAGTTAAGAGCAAGAGATTTATTCACAGCTCTATGGATACCTGATAACTTTATGAGAGCAGTTAAGGAAAGTGGTGATTGGTACCTATTCTGTCCTAATGATATTTTGAAAGCGGGTATTAAACCACTTCAAGAATGTTACGGTGATGAGTACGAATCAAACTACAACAAAGCGGTTGAAATGGGTCTTGGTAAGAAAATCAAAGCTCAAGATGTTTGGACTAAAATTGTTGAATCACAAATTGAATCAGGTGTTCCTTATTTATGTTCTAAGGACAATGCAAATAAGAAAACTAACCACCAAAACATTGGGGTGATTAAACAATCAAACCTATGTAACGAGATTTACCAATACACAGACGAAAAAACAACGGCAATCTGTACGTTATCTTCAATGGTATTAAAGAACTTCATTAAAGATGGTAAATTTGATTACAAATTGTTAATTGATGAAACAAGAAAAGTTGTCAGAGCATTGAATAATGTCGTTGATAAAAATAGTTATTCAACCGAAAAAGGATTGAAAGGTGGTTTAGAACAAAGAGCAATTGCAATCGGAACCCAAGGATTAGCTGACGTGTTCTATTTAATGGACTACATATTCACTTCTGAAGAAGCAAGAACATTAAATAAAAACATTTTTGAATCTATCTACTTCGCGGCTATTACTGAAAGTATGGAGTTGTGTAAGACAGGTGGTAGAGAACCATACAAACATTTCAAAGGTTCACCAATGTCAAAAGGTATTTTCCAATTTGATATGTGGGGATTAAATGAGTCTGACTTATTCTTAGATTGGGAATCTTTAAAAGAGGATGTTAAACAATATGGGGTATGTAACTCATTGTTTACTGCACAAATGCCTGTGGCGTCATCTGCTAAGATTACAGGGTCATTTGAAATGACTGAACCCGCACACTCAGCTTTATTCAATAGAAGAGTTGTTGGTGGTGAGATTATGATTGTTAACAAGTATTTGATTAACGATTTTGAAAAACTTGGTATTTGGAGTGAAGAGTTGAAAAACGAAATCATCATGAACGAAGGTTCAATCCAAAACATTAACTTTAATAATCACCTTGACGCTGAAGATAAAAACTATACTAAGAAAGTTAAAAGAACCGAACATTTGATTTCTAAGTACAAAACAATTTGGGAGATTTCACAAAGAGAGCTTATTGATATGGCGGCAGATAGAGCACCATTCATTGACCAATCACAATCAATGAACATCTATATGGCAAATCCAACATTATCAAAGATTACTTCATCTCACTTCCATTCGTGGGAGAAAGGTTTAAAAACTTTATGTTATTATGTAAGAACTAAGGCAATTTCAACAGGAGCAAAACACTTGGCAGTTGACGTTTCAAAAATACAACAACCAAGAGCTAAAGTTGAAATACCAAAAGTTGAAATAACAAATTTAACAAACAAACCTGAGGATAGTCCTTTTGAATGTTTTGGATGTAGTTCCTAATTTTAAAATCCCGATACAATCGGGATTTTTCATTTTTAAGCTATTTAAAGAAAAATAGATAGTATTATATTTATAGGTATGGCAAATGGTGTAACATATGGTTTAAATTTTCCCTTTAGAGATTCTAGACGAGGGGATTATTTAGAATTAACAGAGCTTCAATCACAGGAAATTAAGGCGGACTTAATTCATTTGTTATTGACTAGAAAAGGTTCAAGATATTTTTTACCAGAATTTGGTACTAGATTATATGAATTTTTGTTTGAACCATTTGACGGATTAACATTTAATGCGATTGAATCTGACATTAGGGATGCTATTGAAAACTTTATGCCAAATCTATTGGTTAACAGTTTAAGTATTACACCAGCAGACCCACAAGAAGAATTGGACATTGCGACAGGGCAAAACTCAGTTGGTACTAGTGAATCATCAATATATAGGTTCCCTGGTAAAGGTACATCAGAGTATACCGCAAAAATAAGAATAGATT